ACGGCATCACCAACATTGAATTTTGTTGTAGCATCTACAGTATCCACAGTTAAAACAGCATCTCCATCCGCACTAATTGTGGTTTCGTTCAAAAGAACACCAGTAGCCTCTACATCAAGTAAAGTATCGAACTGTCCACCAGTTGCGCCAGCAGAATCTACATCAATCGCCTCCATACCAAGGCAGTAATAGAGCCACCGAGCGTTGTGCATATTCACTTCAAACGAGCCGCCTTGATTGATGAAGCGACCCGGAACTTGCACAGCAACGTCACGACCAAGACCAACCACATGGTAACGCTTGAGGTCTACCTTTGTTTCAGGAAGTGTGACTGTAGCAGCAAGGCCAACGAATTGGTCGGTAAGAACTGACTCAGAAGAAGAAGTTGGAGTATCATTGTAACTCATGTCTATATCCAAAGATGGAAGGCCAAAAGAGTGGAAAACAAGAGCATCATTTGTGCTACTTACTGTAGAAGTGCCTTCAGCAAGAGCGGGTGAAACGATGAAATCAGTTTCCACAGCGCTACCGCCTGTTCCAACATGATGTTGCACAACAGTGAAAATCTTCCCAGTGGTAGTGTTATCATCAAGAGGATAATTTGAGCCACCAATGATACTCATTTTTGCTCCAACGAGCATACCTCTTGGAAGTTTAAGAACACCACCATTAACAGGCACAGCCGCGTCGCCACCAGCAAGTCGTATAGTAGATGTATCTGCTGTAGCGTCAGTGGATTGATGTGTGAACGTAAAATCACCACCAATCCCGTGTTTAAGAATTAATGCTGTCTCATGACCGAAGGAAACTTCGGTTAAATCACCCTTGTATACTGTCGATGGCATGCTCTACACCTCATGGGATAAGTTCCGCGAAGATAACTACTTCGGTCTGAAAGGTCATTCTGAATAAGAATTTGCTCCTATCGGACAAATCCGTGCGTGTTTTGAACACCATCCGGTCGAAGTTTGTTCCGTCACCTTTGCGCTTCAAATGAATAAGACGACGAACTTCGTTCTCCATCTTCTGAAAATGTTCACGACTCTTTGTCGTGCGAATGTCAATTGTAACGTTAATACGAGTTGTAACAAAGTCGTAAAGAATCTCAGGTGCCTCTTCGTTGTGCGCTGTCTCATAGACCAACACATAGTCCGACTTCTTCATGTCTATACGCTTACCGCGCTCAGGATTGATAGTTGCAATGTCAGCGATGACAGGCTTGATGTTATCCGTATTACCACGATTCCAATCGTTAAGAGCGGCGAGAACAGAGTCAATACCCTCAAGAAAAGTTGCTACCATTACTCCAACTCCCTTCTATGTGCAACGACATCTGCTATAATCCCATCAGTAGTAACACGTAATCTCTGTGACATAAGAGCCGGGGACTCAGTCATCATACGTTTATTCACTCTATTTAAAGCGGCATTAGTAGCGCTTTCATCGTCAGTAAATTCTAAGCCTTTCTCTTGTTGCTCAACGACTTTTCGATAAGCCTCAGGACTCTTAGTGATGACTTCTTTTAATTCTGCTTGATACTCAGGCTTAAGAAGTTCAGAGTTGAACTCGTCAAAGAATTCGTCTATGGTATCCTTTGGCATAGTAATCACTCAAATAGAACAATCTCCGTATACCGAGCGAGGATAGCATTAACTTCAGCCTGAAGAAGTTGCACCTTTGAAGACATGTCAATGTTACTTGTCCCCTCAGGCAGAAGAACAGTCCGGTCATCAGACATAAGAAGGTCAATCACAGTCATCTTAGTGGCCGCTTCTTCGATAGCCTTCTCCAAATATCGCTCTCCATAGATATAAGCAACCTTTACTGCATTCCACTCAAAGAATGGATATGAGTTGTTGAAATATATGATACCCTGCTCATAGTCCATCCACCAATCTTTCAGACGAGCATTATCTCCACTAGCACTACCACCTTGAAGGTCTACTTGGGGTAGGTGTTGAGTGATTTGTCCGCCAATATCGCTGAGAGCGCTACCCACGACGATAACACAGCCGGTGAAGGATGTTGCAGTCGTTCCAGTGTATCGAAAGACATCACCACTGGCATCTACACAAACACCTGCCTTCGCGAAGCCACTTGTTGAATCTACGTTAATTGTAGTTGAGTCAAGGCTACTGAAAGTTGCAGTGTTCACCTGAGTTTGTGACAGTGTGACACTACTATCTGTCACAACTATCGAGCATGACTCGCCACCTTTTACGGCTCTCATGCTTGTCAACTTTACAACACCTGTTCCGTAGTCCGCGTTTGCAGATGCAAGGAACTCATTGTGGACAGCGACGTTGCTTGTTGAGCCTTCAAGAGTAAATGCAGATGCAAACTCCACTGCTGCTTTACTAACTCGGTCTTCCTTGTTGATGAGGTCAGCGAGATTTTGTGCAGTAGTTGTAGCGTCAAAATCAGCACGCCACTGCCCAGTGCCAGTGCCAGCAGTGAGAACAGCAGCAGTTCCATTACCCGGAGACATAACTATCGAGCCGCTAATAGCCCTAACATCTTCAGGGATTTTGATACGAGCCTCAGCACCGCAAATCTCACGGTAGTCGTCACCTTGCCATAGTTCAATACGCAACATTTGCTGGACATTGCGGAAAAGAAGTGGGGTTGTCCCGACATAATCTGTGTAATATCGTCGGCGATAAGGCTTGTATGTGTCAAAATTGATGTATTCTGCACTCACAAGGTAGGGTCGCCAAGCATTATGTGTGATATTATCTATCTTATCCTGAGTTTCCTTAATACGAGCCTCAACAATTGCCTTCGTCATGCCACGCTGTCGTCCTACTGCTCCATTGGAGAATGAGGATGTATTCTGGACATACGCATTGTCTGCTGCTTGATAAACAGCGTGAGTGAACCCACCAGTGAATGCGAGTTTCACACCACTTGCTCCACCGTTCGAAATAGCAGTGATGGTCTTCTCCAATCCAAGAGGTTCTGCATCACTGTAAATGAAAATGGTATCCCCAACTTCAAATCCTATTGTGCGGTAATCTGCGCCAGTAACATAGACGCCGTCAGAAACAGAATCAGCAGCGACAAGCACAGCGTCTTGAGGACCAATAGCAAGGAAGTCAGCAACTTTTTGAGCAGTGGTATAGACAATTGCATCAGGGTCGAGAGGCCGCGTTTCAGGCTCACCGGGACTAAAGACAACTGGCATCTACTCCCTTGCCTCCTCGTCTCGGTGACCAAGGTTGTATTCCATAGGGCGCTTACATGCACCACATGTCTCTCGCCATAAGAAGTGGAGCATACCGCAGTGTTGACAACGTGTCCCTTTACCGATGTTAAGGATGTCAGCGGCCTCGGTATTTCGATTACGTTGCTCACTCACAACGCCCTGTAGCGGACGTTCTTCGTCAGCAATTGCACCAAGGTCAAGGTTGACATCAGAACGGATTGCTTGTTTTTGCATACGCTCGATGTCTGAAAACTCAATTGTGTGAAGTTCCAAACCCATGCATACCACTCACTCTCAACTTGTAGTCACAATAATGTAGATGTTTCCAAGCACTGTATGCGGGTCACAAGACACACAAGTGTTGCTACCAATAGCAGTGCTAATGTCTGTAGCGATTGCTGTTCTTAGTGTGGTATCAGCAAAGTTCTTTGGCGGAAAAGGGCCAAGAATTGTAACTGACTTTGCCATCTAAATCACCGCCCTCAAGAGCGGCGACCAATCGCAAGGAAAGTTCCACCAGCGGTGTCCATACCTGCAAAGGGTGGGTTGACCGTAATAGTGGAGCCACTGAAGGTGAAGGTGTCATGTAGAGGGGCACTCACAGCAGCGTAGGAGGTTCCATTTGCAATGTCAACATCCTGATGCTTAACCTGTGCGAGTGCAGAGTTAATGATAACTGCATCAATACTTACAAGAAGACCACTCAGGTTAATACTTGTGTCAGTAGCGGCATATGAGCCTGTTACAATCATTCGGTCACCAAAATAGGTAGGTCGGGTGTCAATAGTTACTGCCATTCAAATCACTCTTCTTCTTCTGCGGACTCTGCTACGAGTTCTTCTGTCTCTGCCACTCCGTCTGGACTCATAACAGTTGCGACGAGTTCGAGTAGTGTGGACTTTGTTGCATAGCCCTTGGGCTTGATGTCATAAGTAGCGAGCCAGTTCTGAATATCCTTACGGGACCAGCCCTCATCAGGGATTCCATCATTGCCAAGGTCTTCACTACGCTCTTCTGCTTCTGTAGCAGTCCAACCTTCGATGCGGAAGTTAATCTCATCAAGGCGAGGGTGGTAATGGTCGAGCCAAGCAGATGTAACGTCAACTGGACGGTTCTGTTCCCAATCGCGCATCTTAGGGTCTGTAGCCCGACGCACATGGGAGCGACCAATGTAAGTCACAATAGGCATGTATTGTCACCTTCAACCGGCGATTAGCGTAATCAAGGTCGTGTCTGTAGCGCCACCGACTGTGAAGGTTAGTTCACCAGTTTCGTGGGCTACAACAGTCGCTGCTGCTGCTAATGATTCATCAGTGTCAGTGTTGTTTGTCAAGTTGATAAGCGCATAGATGCGGCTCAGGCTTGAGTCGTAAGCATTGACTGCGAACTTCTGAGTTGTGCCTGTATCACCAGTGACCATGACTGAGATTAGTCGAAGTCCACTGACTGGTTCATTGCTGCTGGAGTTCACTGCTTGGAATCCTGTGAGAGCACCGGGGTAAGTCCCTGCTGCTGCTGTGCCGGATAGCCATGCTGTGTTATCACCGACGGTGCCATCTGCATTAGGCACTGTTATTGGAGCACCGGGGCTGTTTCCACCTATAGGTATGTCCAGATAGGTAGTTGTTACTGTCAGTTGTGTGTGTGAGGTTACTGTTGCCATTTTTCATCATCTCCGTATTATTCTCGTTATCTCCATCAGGACAAGTCCCGAATACTCCCTTGTGCGCGGAAGAAGGTAGTCCATACTTCACCCATGGTTCGGTATAGCCCTTCCTGACCGAGACGGTTGATAGCGAACGGGTCGCCTGTCTCGATACCGGACTCGAAGTATTGAGTCGGGATTGCCGTGGAGAAGTATAGGTAGTCCGTGTCGAGGAAGTAAACTCGGCTGATGCCGTCCTTCTCAACGTCCTTCGATGGAATGATTGGAACACCGTTGTAGGTAGCGACGATGAATCCGGCTTCGATACCGGGAACACCCTTTACACCGTTGTAGGTTGGTGTAACGCGCTTCTCTTCCATGAATCGCTGCTGTGCCTGTAGCAACTGCTGTAGGCGCATTAGAGTATCATAGCCAGTGAGCATAACCTTGGGGTTGCCACCAAGTTCCCACATGCGCTGGAAGACATCATCCAACTGGTCAAGGGAGAAAGTTCTCCTCTGCCCTGCTGCTCGGTCTGCACCGCAGTTCACGACAGCGTTGGACCATGAGTTTGCACTTCGGTCAATGCTGTAGATGTCGAGGTCTGCTGCACCACAGTGGTCAGTTCCCGCTGAAGCACCAGTTTCCATAGATGTTAGTCCACCAGATGAACCACCGTCGTTTCCAGTGATTCGGTCAAGGGACTCGAAGTTGTTTCCTGCGGTTGTCTCAGAGTCCGTGAGGAGCATCTTGTTGACCATCTCA